GGCGCGACCTTGGTTGCGCTGATCTCAAACCAATGGCTGTTGATCATCATCGCCAGCCACTTGGTGATCTCTGACCAGGTAATACTGCGGAGCTGCGCCTCACTGTTAGCCGACACGATGGTTGTCGAGCCAATGCGCGTCGAGAGCATCCACAGCACGAGCCATGACACTAGCGCGGACTTACCGATCCCTCGGCCTGATGCAACCGCAGACCGCAAGACGTTGTAATCAACCCTCCCACTGTTGTCTTTGATGTGTTGCGTAATCTTTCGCAGCACCTGGCGCTGCCACTTGCGCGGGCCTTTGTAGTTGGCCAGTGGCGTGCCGTGTTGCCCCCACGGGAACGCAAAGTTTACAAACGCTTCCGGGTCGTCTTTGATGCGCGGCTGCCAGAGCCGCGTCATCAAGAGCATTTCATCAGAGGCGTTGTAAATCGGCTGTTGCAAGTGTTGGCTCCAGTCGCTCTGTTACCTGCACGTCGATGACGCGCTGCTCTGCTTTCTCAAGCGCCGATATTACGCTGATCTGCTGCGCTACGTCGATCTGCACTTGCTGCTTAGCTACCCAATCGTGCCGATGGCGCAGGATCTCCAGCGCCGCTTTGGTGTCGCCGGAAAGCGCGGCGTCCATCATAACAGCCGCAAGCGCCCCTTCTGCGTCAGCGCGTCCCTTCTGTTCTGCCATTTCGGCGATGGGGTCCATCTCGCACAGACGCCGATACTCGGTCGGCAACATGCCAGCCTTCAACGCCAGCGAGTCACCTTTTAGACCCAACTTGGCAGCCTCGTAGATGCGCTGCAAGCGCGCCTCGGTCGCCTCTAGTTTGCGCGCGGTAAGCGGCAAGGATTGGAAGGTCATGGCCAGATGATGTGCTGCAAATAGTGTTGCAAATAATTATAGCATTTTGCAAAAAAAATTTGTGCGACCCCTCCGTTTTTGACCGGCCCGGTCGCCGGCCCCCACCGGGGGCTCTCACCCACGCGGCCCCGAGCTGCCAGCGTTATGTTATCACGTCACACGGATGTTACGTTATAACGTCACGCTACCCTGGGCAATGGGCTATGGGTCACATGGGTCACGGTCGGCAAGGTCAATTGATGCGGTCAATGGGTCAAATGGGTCACGGGTATCGGGTATCGGTCGTTGCGTTTGATGGGTCAAATGGGTCATGACCCTTCAAAGTCGAATCGGTAATGGGTCAAATGGGTCATGACCTTTTGAGTTGCAACTTGCGTTTACGCGGGCCAAACGGGGTCGGCATGGGTCAAATGGGTCAATGGGTCATGACATTTTTTTTGGCGCCAGCGTTTGCGGGCGCGTCCCCAGCGGTCTAGCCGTTACCGTTTCACCTATAAAACAAAATCATTTTTTGATTAAAAGTTATAAACCAATAACCCATTTGACCCATCGCCCTATGAAAATCGGCGCCTTTACCATGACCCCATCTAAACCCAGCGCGACCCATCTCTCAATGGGTCATGCAAATCGCTTGCACTGCCACAAATGTTGTGGCAAGATGCTGTTCATGCGCTGCGCGGTGCAGCGCGCTAACTGGAGACTGACATGCTCACACTCTCACGTTTTAACGTCCGCATCGTTCGCACGGGCGATGCTTACGGGCTCGGCGATTGCCTGATTAACAACGACAAACCGATGATCGAATTCTACGATCGCGCGCATATGCACACACCGCGCGGACAATTCGCGAGCCGCTACTACATCAGCACGCTACTAGACCGCCCGGACGGGCTCGGGCTCGCGCTAGACGCCGGCGTACCGGCGTGGACAGTCAACGCCGACGACATGCGCTTAGTTGTTGCATACCTGCGCGGCGCTGCGGATGCTGTCGCAGCCTGATCATCAACCCGCGCGCCTTCGGGCGCGCCAACAACCCAAAAGCCGACGACATGACCAAGCACCAACAATCAACCGTCACCACCACGCTCGCGCGCCTGCCCGCGCTCGGCGCCGACTATGCCGCGCGCGTGCTGTCCGCGCTCCATCGTTCCGCCATGCGCGCCGCGCAACAACGCGAGATTGCCGCGATCGCAGCTGCGCACGGGATCACCCGCTCGCCTGACTGGATTGTTTAACTAACCCGCGCGCCTTCGGGCGCGCTTTCAACCCTCGGAGACTGACACTATGCAACACGCGATCAAATTCGAACCGACTCGCCCAGCGGGCAACTATCGCGACGTTATCCGTTTGCGCCGCCAATGGGCGCTAGTGCGCCGCGCCGGTATCGGGTATGCCGTACTGGGCCGGTATGCCACCAAAGATTCCGCGTTGCGCGCGCTTGCAACCCTCACCCGTTAACCCTTGGAGACTGACATGCCCGGATTCGTTTTTTATGATGGCCCGTCAATGATCGACGACGCGCCGATTATCGGTATTGCCGTGCTGGAGTCTGACAACCGTAAGACTGGCAACATGGTGCAAACCTATATTCTTCGCGCCGATGCGCATCCCGTTGACGCGATCCGCACGGGCGAGGATTCATCGATCTGCGGTGATTGTATGCACCGCGCGCGCATGGTCGAAACCGTTGACAAGCGCTTTAAGCGCGTCCGGACCTGCTACGTCAATGTCGGACAAAGTGTTGCGGCTGTGTTCGGCGCATGGGTTCGCGGCGCGTACCCGCTAATCGATCCGCGCGACGGCGCGCAGCTGATCGCCGACCGCGTGGTGCGTATTGGATCGTACGGTGACCCGGCCGCGATACCAGCGCACGTGTGGCGCGCGCTGATCGCGCTCGCGGCCGGGCATACCGGATACTCGCATCAATGGCGCCAAGCGCACGCGCAAGAGCTGCGCAATATCGTGATGGCGAGCGCCGATAATGCGGCCGATCGCGACGTCGCGCGCTCACTCGGTTGGCGCACGTTTACCGTGCGCACGGCCGATCAACCATTGGCCGCGCGTGAGATCGCATGTCCGGCAAGCCCGGAAGGGGGCAATCGGCGCCAGTGTATCGATTGTCAGGCTTGCGACGGCGCCGGCGCCAATGCCGGCCGCGCAAGTGTTGCGATTGTCGTTCACGGCGCCATGGCGCGCCATTTTGTGGGAGCCTAAACCATGCCAACCAAGCCTACCTTTCCGATGCGCGTTAGGGGTTCGGACAAAACCGTCGACGTGAAATACGATCGCCTACTCTACACGCGCGGAACCCGTGCGCACATATTCGCGCTTCACCGCGAACAAACCGCGGGTATTCCGGCAAAAGACCGTGAATGGATCGTATCCGATCCGGTGTCCGGATATCGCCTATTGCGCGTCAATGCGCACTATAAGGGCATGCCGATATCGTCGCGCTCGCTGACCCTCGCCGAAGCACGCCAGTGCGCGCTCGCCGATATCGACGCGCTCGTCGACCGCGTAGGGCTCGAGAAATTCGAGACTGTTATTGATCGCGCGCACGCGAGCGCGCAAACCGTGGGAGCCTGAACCATGCCCTCAAACTTGATCGAATGGGTTATTTTCATCGGCGCCGGTATCGCGCTCGGCCTTGCACTCTTTTTTGGATTGTCATCATGAATACTGAATATCAAACCCTTGTCGCGGAATGCGCTGAACAAGGCAAAGCATTGATGCGCATGCTCGCAAATGACGGCACTATCGAACCTTTGTATCTGTACTGTCGCCACGGCGAACCGGGCAAATCTGGACGATTGTTTTTGGTGCGCGACAGCGCGCCAGTGCCGCCTGGCGTGCAATTGGTGACGGGCGAAGGGTTGCGCTCAAACGTCCCATATGAGCACTATTTCACATGGGTGTTTGATCGCGCCAAGCGTGCACCAATCCTCGCGTATTGACCTATGACCGCAGCAATCCTGATCGGTCTACTAGTCGCGGTGCTGGCCGTCGCGCTCAGACTCTAACCCTTCCCATAAACAACAAGGGCACCCGAAGGTGCCCTTTTTTATTTGACCGCTCGCAACATAGTCCCGCCGCCGCTCGCGTCCAGCATGCGCCTGATCTCAGACTTGTTCCCTCGAACCTTATCGAGCACGTCGGGCGCAGCGTAGACGTGAACCTTGTTTCCGTTGTCGACCGTCTTGACCCGCCCAAGATCGATCCAGCCTGCCTCGCGCAGCGCGTGAAACAGCGCATATACGCTGCACTTGGTCCCAGCGGGCATCGATGCCTGCAATCGGTCAACCAGCGCTTGCCATGGCCCCTGCGCGGCGCCAAGTGCGAATTCGCCGCGACGCTGGCGCATCATCTCGACCAGTGCCGACTCGACCGCTGAAAGGCCCGCAGCCAGCATGATCGCCTTCGCCTCGGTCATCGGGGGCGCGCCGCCAGGCGCGAACGACGATACATCACGGGCGCGCAGATAGCCCGCGACCGCAGCGCGCCCGCCGTCCCGTAACCAATCCCAGAACGATTGCCCTTCTTCGATCGTCAGCGGCCGCGCGTCCGA